CGCCACAAGGCACATATTACAAAGCGGATTGTTTTTAACTGCTGAAACTGCAGAAAAAATATCTTTAAGAATATCTGATATTATTGAGTACTCACCTACGAAAGATGCTTTTATACAGCAAATTGGCGTACATAATGTAGCTACGCTTTCTGAATTAGATGAATTACATTTGTATGATTTTGGTATTTATATAAACTTAATGCCAGATGAAGAGGAAAAACAATTACTTGAAAACAATTTGCAAGTAGCTTTATCCGCTGGATTAATTGATTTAGATGATGCAATCGATGTTCGAGAAATAAAAAATTTAAAGCTGGCTAATCAAATGCTTAAAATACGCAAAGGTAAAAAGCAATTAAAAGACCAGCAAATACAACAACAAAATATACAGGCACAATCTCAAGCAAATGCTCAAGCGCAGCAAGTAGCAGCTCAGGCAGAAGTTCAAAAGCAACAAGCGTTGGTCCAAAGCAAAATACAATTAGAACAGGTTAAGGCACAGCTTGACACTAATAAATTAACGCAGGAGGCTCAGCTTAAAAAAGAGCTAATGAATCTTGAGTTTCAAATGAATATGCAGCTTAAAAGCAATGACACCGATTTAAAGAAAAAAGAATTAACTGAAAAAGAAGATCGAAAAGATGATAGAACGAGGCTAGTAGCTTCGCAACAATCAGAATTGATTAATCAAAGAAAAAACAATTTACCGCCAAAAAACTTCGAATCCTCTGGAAACGATATAATTAGTGGTAATTTTAACTTAGGTTCTTTTGAACCCAAGTAATTTTATAGTGTATAATTATATAATATTTTATTATGGCTGAAAACATAGAAGCAAAAATAGTTGACGGCGAAGCCTCAACATCTCAAGAAAAAGAAAAAGCGGTATTAGAAAATGCCGGTATAAATGTAACCGAGGAAACCGGCATTCACAAGATAGATCTTAGTATGCCCCCTCCCACAAAAGAAGAACCACAAGAAAATGCCGTTCAAGAGCAAAGCACAGATGAGGTTCCTGTTCGCAACGAACCCGAAGCTAGCCAAGAAGTGGCAGAAGAAGTACGGAGTGCGGAAGAACCTTCCCAAGAAAGTGAAGAAGAAGAAGTAATTTTACAAGAAATTACAGAAGAGGAAATTACAGAAGAGCCGGAAGCCGCCCCTACTGCAGAAGAAGTTATAGAAGCAGTAGAAGAATCACAAGAAACAGGGATTGAACTTCCTGAAAATATTCAAAAAGTTGTTGACTTTATAAACGACACAGGTGGAACGCTCGAAGATTATGTAAGTTTAAATAAAGATTATTCTAATGTAGATGATCAAAACTTACTTAAAGAGTATTACCAAAAAACTAAGCCTCATCTTTCAACAGATGAAATTGATTTTTTAATTGAAGATAAATTTTCATTTGACGAAGAAATTGACGAGGAAAGAGACATAAAGCGTAAAAAGCTTGCATTTAAAGAAGAATTAGCTGGTGCTAAAAATCATTTAGATGGTCTTAAAACAAAATACTATGAAGAAATCAAAGCTGGATCTAAGTTAACGCCTGATCAAAAGAATGCTATAGATTTTTTCAATAGATATAACAAAGAAACCGAAGAAGTAACAAAAGTAGCTGAAAAACAAAAAACTATATTTAAAGAAAAAACTGTAAATGTTTTTAACGATCAATTCAAAGGTTTTGAATATAATGTCGGTGATAAAAAATATAGATTTAATGTTAAAAATGCAAATGAAGTAAAAGAAACCCAAAGTGACATTAACAATTTTGTCAAGAAGTTCTTGAATGAAAATAATGAAATGTCAGATGCTAAAGGCTATCACAAATCTTTATTTACAGCTATGAATGCGGATTCTATTGCAAACCACTTTTATCAACAGGGTAAAACCGATGCGTTGAAAGAAAGTATGGGCAAAGCAAAAAACATTAAGATGGATCCGAGAGGGGTTTATAATCAAGCTAGTGTTAAAAGCGGCGTTCAAGCAAAAGTTTTAGGCGATTCAACTTCTTCAATTAAATTGAAACTTAAAAATTATTAAAAAATAAAACATGGCAACTAATGTAAGTTTTACCGGCCCAGCAGCGGCCGGTGCGGTTAGCCCAAGCGCAACACAAATGACGCTTGCTTCTAACTATTTAAATTTTCACACAGGTGGAGTAAACTGGGCACAACAGTATCTTCCTGAATTATACGAACAAGAAGTGGAGCGTTACGGAAACAGAACGATTTCTTCTTTCTTGAGAATGGTAGGTGCGGAAATGCCTATGGCTTCTGATCAAGTTATTTGGTCTGAGCAAGGTAGATTGCACTTGGCATATAACGGTCAAATTAATCCTGTAACGGGTGCTGTTGATACAATTACTGGTATTGACTCTGGCGCTACTGAAGCACATGCAATCCGTAAAGGGGCGACTGTTGTAGCAACTGTAAACAATATAGTATTCAAAGCCCTAGTAACAGCGGGTTCTGAAGCATCTACAAGCACATTAACACTTAAGCCTTACGGCGCTGAAAATGTTGATGACCTAGCCGGTATTGCAACAACTGACAATCAAGTTATTAAATTCTTTGTATATGGTTCTGAATTTGACAAAGGAACTGATACAATGGGTGAATCTATTCAGCCGGAATTTAAATCTTTTACTGCTAGCCCAATTATTATCAAAGACCACTTTGAAATAAACGGCTCAGACGTATCTCAGATTGGTTGGATTGAAGTGTCGGGAGAAGCTGGACAATCAGGATATTTATGGTATATGAAAGCTGAAGGCGATACTCGCACTCGTTTTGAAGATTACCTAGAAATGTCTATGGTTGAAGCAGAAAAAGCGGCAGGCACATCTACCGTTGGTGTAGGCGGTACTGAAGGTTTATTTGCAGCTATTGAATCTCGCGGTATTACTGCTACAAATCAATTTGATTCAGCAACACCAGCAGCAGATCAACTACCTGAATTTGATTTATTGTTAAAAGAGCTAGATAAGCAAGGCGCGATTGAAGAAAATATGCTTTTCTTAGACCGTGACGCTAATCTATACATTGATGATATGCTAGCTGGATTGAATCCCCATACTACTGGAGGTCTTTCTTACGGCGTATTTGAAAACAGTGAAGACATGGCGTTAAACCTTGGATTCTCTGGATTCCGCAGAGGTTCTTATGATTTCTATAAGACTGATTGGAAATATCTTAACGACGCTTCCACTCGTGGACACGTTGGAGGTGTTTCAGGACTATTAATTCCTGCAGGTACTTCTTCTGTATATGACCAATCGCTAGGTTCAAATGTGCGCAGACCTTTCTTGCACGTTCGATACAGAGCTAGTCAAACAGATGATCGAAGAATGAAGTCTTGGGTAACAGGTTCAGTTGGCGCAGCCACTACTGGATTTGACAAGATGGAAATCCACTATCTATCTGAAAGATGTTTAGTTACGCAAGCAGCTAACAACTTTATTATTTTCAAAAGCTAAATTAAGCTTATAATAATTACCTCCGCTGCAAAGCGGGGGTACTTATTTTTTTTATTAATCATTTTTTATTATATTATATCATGGCAAAAGCAACAAAAATAGCGCAAGCTACCCCCAAGTGGGAAATTAAAGACAGACTTTACGAATTAACAGCAAACAAATCTTCTATAGTAACTATTATTAAAAACAAAGGAATGTGGTTTGATGAAGAGCAAGGTTATGAGCGTGAAGTAAAATATACTGAAAATCAAAAAACAGTATTTGTAGATGAAATGAAAGGCCCTCAAAGATTGGGCCATATTGTATTTAGAGACGGGAAACTTTACGTTCCTAAAGAAAAAGTTATATTACAACAATTTTTATCGCTGTATCACCCTCAAAGAAATCAGTTTTATAAAGAACACGATCCTGTGGTAATTGCGGAAGCAGACATAGACTATCTTGAATTAGAAATTGAAGCTTTAAACGAGGCTGCAAAAATGGAAGTTGATAGAACAGAGGCAATCCTAAGAACAGAATTAGGCGATCGAGTTTCTAAAATGACCTCTAAAGAGCTCAAAAGAGATTTAATATTATTTGCTCGTAACAATCCGGTATTATTTTTAGAACTGGCTAATGATGAAAATATTAATATTAGAAATATTGGTATTAAATCAGTAGAGCAAAACTTAATTAAATTATCAAATGATCAGCGCACGTTTACATGGGGAAGTAACGGTAGAAAATTAATTACCGTGCCTTTTGATGAAAACCCATATTCAGCGTTAGCATCATATTTTAAAACTGATGAAGGTATTGAAATATACCAAACAGTTGAAAAACAATTAAAATAAGTGATATTTAGGTATAGGCCTACAATATCCGTAGGCCTAACCTAAAATACTAAAATATGAGTGTAAATGTAAACACTGTATACCAAAGGGTATTAGCAATTACAAATAAAGAACAACGGGGCTACATTACACCTCAGGAATTTAATACAATGGCAAATCAAGCTCAATTAGATATATTTGAGCAATACTTCTATGATATAAATCAATTTGCTAGAATACCCGGTAATGGCACAGAATATTCGGACATGCTAGATATTCTAGAAGAAAAAGTTAGCTTGTTTGAAAAACAATCTAGCCTTGGCGCGTATGACACTTCGCATTATAATTTGCCGGCAGATCTTTATAGAATAGGTTCTGTAATATACAATAATATAGAAGCAGAGCAAATAAATCAAAAAGAATGGTTATACATTCAAAAATCTCCACTTTCAAAACCAACAGATAGTTTTCCTATATATATTAAAAACCAAGATGGTTTAAAAGTATACGGAGCAGCGGAAATTACAGCTGATAATGCAATTAATTGT